AGTTGGATAATTGGAAAAAAATGTGTAAGGCTACAAACTCTCGAAACAACGGAACCGATGACGGTTGATATAGGGGAAGGAAATTAAATATGGATATGGAAAAACAAAAACTAGAAGAGATGGAAAAGAAAACGGTGTTCACTGAAGATGATGTTATAAAAATACTTAGCGAATTTTTCCCTGTCGATTTTTGCGAATGGAGGATTAATCAATATAAAACCAACGGCATCAATAAAGACACTTATGTTAGTTTTAATAAAAAAAGAAACGATTTGTTGGCTGAACTAGAAATTAAACTAAACACAAGCGGAAATTATAAAATACCATATCACCAAGACTCTATAATGGTCTACGAGAAAATATGTAATCACGATGACGGTTATCTATGCGAACACCGCAGAAAATATATTATAAACTTTGTTGGAAATATTATAACGACTCAAAACATTTAAATCTTTGCCTGTTTAAATAGGCAAAGCTAGGCTTGTATCCCATTGCCTTTATAAACTCTAACCCTTCCTCTTTGGTCTTTAACTCATGAAGTACCCGCATCGGTTTAATTAACTTCTCCTTGGCCATTGCAGCTTTTTCTTCCAATGTTTTTGTCTTGGCCACCTTCCATACTTCTGGAGGTGATAATAATTTCAACTCAGCAAACTCATTCTTCCCTCCATATTCCTTTTTGAAAGCGTAACTACAAAACGTGCACACATTACTACTTACTGGTAACATCGCATGACAGCTTGGGCAAATCTTTACCGGTGCCGGCTTTAAATTTTCAGATCGCTTCTTTTTTTGAAGGGACCATGTGCGGGGAGCTTCCCAAAAATTATGTAATTTCAGGTTGTTGCCAAAATCTAAAATAAAGAAATCTTGTTTTACACCTGGAATAACTCTAGCGCCGCGCCCGCAAATTTGCAAAAAAAGAGCAAGCGACAAAGTACTACGGTAAAGTATAACTGTTTGAATATCAGGAATATCAAAGCCGGTTGTTAAAATAGAAATATTGGTCAATACACCATTTTTGCTTTCTCTATACCATTTTAATATACTTTGCCTTTCATGATCGGGCATTTCAGAATCCAAATGTTTTGCAGGGATTCCGGCCATGTTAAATTTTAAGCACATTTCTTTACTGGATTCTATATTACTTGCAAAGAGAATGGCTTTTGTTCCTGGACAAATTTTTTGATAATTCTCAATAACACCTTCATAAATCTTATTGTCATGGTACCTTTTAGCCATGTCTGCGCTATCGTAATCGTCACCCTTTTTCTTTACACCTTTTAAATCAATACCAACACCATAAGTTTTAGCTTTCGCCAAAAAACCTAACTCTATTAATTCCGGCGTATCAATTAATTGCACCATGTCCGTATAAAAAGCGTCAAGCGGTTCCTGTTTACCTGTTCTTAATGGTGTTGCACTTGCGCCTATGCAAATAGTTTTTTCTGAAATAAAAGGGTATATTTTATTAAAGTTTTGCGAATGCACTTCGTCACACACAAGCATTGTTATAGTTGATAAGTAGTTTTTATACCTATCTAATCGACGATACAGCGTTTCGCACATGCCAATTATTAACGGCTTAGTCAGATCCGGCTCGTGCCCCGCCTTTATTTCTTCTGCTTTTTCAAAGTCTCGGCCAGCTTGCTTTAATAATTCTATGCGGTGGGTAAGGATAAGAACCTTTCCTCCTTTCTTTAGATGTTGAGAAACAAGGTGGCTGAACATCACAGTTTTTCCCGAACCAGTCGGACTACACAAAACAATTTTTTTATGTCCATTTAAGATGGATTGACGGAGAGCGTTAACTGTTTCCTCCTGGTAGTGGCGTAATTTGCTCATATAAACGCTAACGGTGAAGATATTTTATTTACTGTTGCGCTGGTAATTTTAGCGTATATTAATGTTGTTGATTGTCTTCGGTGTCCTAAAATGTTTTGTATAATACCTAAATCGGTACCATTTTCAACAAGCAAGGAAGCGTAGCTGTGACGACCTAAATGAGAATATAATCTTTTTGTTAATCCGGCTTTTAATCCTATATCTTTAATAAATTGATTTACACTTCTGTCGGTATACTGTGTTGGAATTAATTTTGTTGAAAACTGTCCATTAAATATCCATTTTATAGGACGATACTCGCGCCAATAATCTTCTAATGTTTTTAACACACAGTCATCCAATGGAACTAATCTATCCTTCAATCCTTTTCCGTTTACAACGTGTATTACTTTTCTTGCTCTGTCAATATTTTCCGGCATTAGATTTAACACCTCACTAACGCGCATTCCGCAACCAAAAAGTAAATAAATAATGGCTTTGTGTTTTTTGTTCTCGCAATTATCAATTAGTAGTTTAATTTCTTCTAACGATAACGGCATCGGCAAGTTTTGCGCTTTTCTACTGTACGGTATTTTATCAATCTTTGCTGGCATACCAACTGTTAATTGATAAAACGATTTTACCGCGCAAAGTTTATGATTACGAGAGTTTTCGTTTTTACAACTCAGCAGCCATTGTTTTATTTTATCAGTAGAAATAGCTTTTGGCTCTTTTTCTTCCTTAAAATTATTTAAAAACAATGCAACACCTGAGATGTAGTTTTCCTGAGTTGCTTTGCTCGGATATTTTAATTTGCAGTCTAAAAGATATTTATCTAACCATTCTTTTGTATTCATGGATTTCTAATATTGTATTGTTGATTTTAGAAAACAGGTTTTTAATATATTGATTTTATTGGCTGTTTAGAGCGTTTCTTACATATAGTAGTTAGGTGCAAGTTTTAAATAAATATTTTTTGCCAACGCTCTCCTCATTTTTTGCAAAAATGTAAAAGGTTAAAAACATTCGGCATATAAATACTTAATACTGCAACTATTTCCTGTTTGCATTCATCAGTCAAATTCTTGCTCTTATTTTCGTTCAACAAAATCATAAATGAACTTACTACTTTGTTAAATTTGAAACTTTCAGTATAGGCAAATACTTGTTTTTTGAATTTAACCATATCAATAGTTTCTGTTCCTGTTCGGCTCATCCATTCTTTCATCTTGCCAATAAATCTGCGTATTCCATTTATGTTTTGGTCGCTCCAACTTCCACCATCAAAGTAATGTCCGATGAACATTAAGTAAAAACGAATTTCATCGCTATCGTAATTATCCAAGTTCACTACATTACCTTTGCTCTTACTCATCTTTTCGCCATTATTCAAAATCATTCCCTGATGAATAACTTTTGTAAATGGTTCTTCAAAATCTATAAAGCCAATATCGTAAAGGAACATTGTAATAAACCTTGCGTAAATCAAGTGCATACAGGCATGTTCACTTCCTCCTACATACAAATCAACTGGCTTTGGTTTTATGCCTTTAATCAAGCAGTAAATGATGAAATAGAAGCTACTATCAACAAATGTGTCCATTGTATCTGTTTCGCCTTCAATCGGAATAGGACAACCCCATTTTCTTTGTCGGCTTACACACCAATCGTGCAAGTTTTCCAACCAAGCCCTTTGTGCATTTATTGTGCTTTTCGGGTAATCAATTTTATCCAAGTTTGCAATCAATCTTTCTTTGTATGCAGTAGTTTTGAAATACCATTGGTTCAATGTTTTTTTAATTACAACCGAATTGCATCTATCACATTTACCTTCTTTAACCTGTTCTCTTGCCAATACAGTTTCGCAACTTTCACAGTAATCTACTTCACCATCTTTTTTGTAAGCCAATCCCTTTTCGTAAAGTTTTGTAAATAACCATTGCGTGTGCTTCTGATAGCTTTCGTCAGAGGTAATCAACAATTCTTCAAAGTCCGTATTCATTTGTTTCATCTGCAAACGAAACTTATCAATGTTTTCATAGGTAACTTCTTTCGGTTCTCTACCAACTTGCTTCGCATAATTTTCAGCAGGCAATCCAAAAGCATCATAGCCAAACGGCTGAAAAACATCGTTACCAATAAATTTTTGGTATCGGCAATAGCTATCTATTATAGCGTAGTTATACCAATGTCCACAATGCAATCCGCTACCACTTGGGTAAGGAAACATTACTGCTATGTATTTTTGTTCTTTCATAATTAAATAGATGCCAACGCACCCCTCTCAAAAAAATATTTATTTAAAACCAGACACCTAACAGCACCCTTAACGCAAGCTGCGAAAAGCAGCCAGCGTAAGGCTGCAAACCGTTATAACTCATTTCTTCATCATCTTTTTAGTATCATACACTTTAACCGCTTTATAGCCGGCAGGCGTCCGCACTTGCAAATCATATTCTTTATATTGGACCAAGTTTTTAAGTCGTTTCTTCTCTGCCTGGACGAGTGTTATTGAACGTGGACCATAAATTGGTTTATTGATACCTTTACCCACTTGTACCAATAAAAATGTTTTTTCTGTTGTCATGGTGTTATTTTTAAAACGGTATATTTTCTGCTTGTGGCCCCAATTCCGCCAACACATCAATGGTGCTGTATTTAACGCAATTATCGTGCTTGGGCAAAATCTGTATATTATCCGGTGTATATCCTTCTAGATTTCGTTTCCTATCAATGGTTAAGCTTTCAGATGCTCTACCCTTATGTTCCATATAACCATTGTCTTTAACCCAATTACGGAACCAATCAAGATTTAACTCAAATACTTTTTTTCTTCGTTTCGCATTTCCCTTCAAAAAGTAAAAGGTGTAAGCCACAGGATCTTTTTGGCGACTATTTGCGCTTCTACATTTCCAACACTCTCTTTTCTTGGGGGCGGATTTGTTGTTACAACCTGTATGTTTACACTTATTGTTACGCTTTGTCATGTTTACTTTTTGTGTTTCTCAAACCACTCTTCCGCTGTTACAGTATCATCATCGTGTGCTAACAGTAGGTATAAGCCCCAATCAGCGATTAGTTTTTGAACCTCTTCATCAGTATATTTATTTTTAGGAACATAACAATGAGTTACATCTCCTTCTATAGTACATTCTGCTCCATAGGTCGGGCAGTTGGTGACGGATTTGATAGTTGGCTCGTTCATCTTTTAAGGTTTAATTATTACCGCTTTTTTCTTATTTGAACGTTTTTGGTAAAATAAGGTTTTATTTTTGAGCTTATTTGAGAACTTTTAGTTCATTAAGCCGTTTTTGTTCACTCTCAATAAACATTTCATAGAGCTCGTCAATGGTGAAAAATTTTAATTGTTCATCGCTATCAATACCAATCATAGCTATATTAGAATAACGCAACTTGTTATCTTCAAAACCTTTTCTTGGAAATGGGTCACGGATCCATCCATTATCGTCAATATAGGTGTGGAATTTAATCGCCACCATTTTTATGGCTTCACTTAGAGGGTCTTTCATTGTTATTAATTTATTTTTAATTCTTCTCCAGTTAACTCATTGAAATAATAGATATTTTGCAATAAGTGGACATAAGGTACTGGTTTGTTTTTCCAATAAAAATTGCCGCTATTACTTATATTTATTCTTATTCCTCCCTTTTTATAAGCACATATCACGCCTGATATTGCTTTCACTTTCACAAACCCGAAATTAACTAGCCTCTCTTCGGTTAATGAGACAGGAACGTATCTATGTATATGTGCATTCTCAAATGGTTCTGCAATATTAGGTTTCCTAGATGTTATACTTATGGAGTCTATACCATGAATTTCGTGAATAATACCATCTTCGTTTAGCACCAAATTTCCAACTCTTAATTCGCTTACTGTTATCATTGTTCTACAATTTTTATTTCTCAACAAACATAAACATTTTATTTAATACGTAAACTATTTTTGTCAAATTATTTTTAAAAATCAAATTCATCAGTATCGTTTTTTATAGTAATATTATCTACTTCAACCTGCTGCCCTATATCCAAAGTTTCCTGTGTTTCCCGTAACTTATTAGAATACTTTATCCACCTTAAATTCATGGAGGTTCCGGTTGAACAGCTGTACCCTTTGTATTCAGCATACCTTTCCAGCCATTGAGAGAACTTCTTTTGTCCAAACCATTTAGAATGCTTGTAATCGGGGTAAATACCCACAAATTTTTCAAAATATTCAGTTTTCATTATAACAACATCAAGAGGCAATGGATCTTCAACAACCCACTCGCGGAAGTCGAATGATGTTTCTTTTATAAATTTACGTTCAGCCAGATTGGTGAACTCCTGACGGACTAACCCTTGTTCTAGGTAAAGCTTAAAACAGTATATCATAAAGTTGTCAAACCGGCTCCACTCCTCTTCGGGCCACTCCTCAAACAGCTGGTGCCCGAACTCCTGAAAAGGAGTGTGCTTGTCTGAAAAGTAAGAGCTAAATTCTAGTTCCCATTTCCTTCTTTCAAACGATCCGCCCACACCACCGATGGTGTAGTTGGTGGTGATGATTATTTTAGGGGACTTCCCAACTGTTAATTTAACTGCATCTTTATTTTTCTTTTCCAGTGTTATACCTTCAGTAACGACGGAAAATAAATTCTCAAACTTAAAATTTTTACTCACATCATCGTATACTAATATCTGCGTTGCCGTATCTACTGTTTGATAGGCAAACGCTTTGCTTCCATCAAATAGCTTACAATCCAACTTTGCTACCCTTTTAATGTGGCCCAATGCCGAACAATACAATCCTTTACCAGACCCCCCATTTGGATTATCGGAAATAGTTTCATCATTCAATATAACTGCTTTATTATTGGCCGACGTTTTATAGCTGTGCATTAGGTAACCTATGGTGGACCGTATAGCCAGCTCACTTTTCAGATCTTTTCCTGCAACCAGGTTAATAAACTTGCCATAAACGGAATCAGTAAAATCACATTCTATGTAATCCCGTTGTATAATCTGGTCTTTCCATACGTGTCCTTCTAATTGGAAGTAATCAATCAATTCGGTTTTGGTTGTTTTTACTATTGTTTGTTTAATACCTATATCTGTTTGCTCTTTTATTGTTTCTTGCGTCGTCTTCAGCACCACAGCCCCGTTCCTGAAAAATACCACCCCAGAATTTATGGTGTCTTCATAAAACTTGATATCTGCCTCTTCAATCAAGTTGAGATAATCATCTTTCCAATATTTTGAGTTACTGGTCATCAATTCAAACGCCGCTGTATTTGGCTGTTGGAGCAAGTAGTCTGTTACAAAACTTTTTATTTCGTCCCCGTTCACCACCTGCACCATATTGTTTTCTATGTGGATAAATACAAAATTTTCAGATCCTTCGGGATAATATTTATAATACCCCCTTTGTTCTAAAAACGCTTTAAACTTCACATTGCTTATCATCACCTTGCCACGATCAGTGAAATACCAAAATTCAGAAATCGGAAGCGAATTTGACACCCTTGCTATTGCTACCTCAACATCCTCTTTAGAATGCCCGCCGGTTTCGTTTAGTTTTTTGAAAATTTTGTTTGTTTCCACACCGGACCGTATCTGCCTTTCCAATAAATCCAACGCTTGCTGGTCTTCAAAGAACTTGGTGCCCCCTTTCTCTTTATATGCGCTGCGGATGATGGTTAAGAGTTCTTTTTCTTTTACTAGGTCTTTGTATTTAGACACAATGTACCTTTCGCATTCCGTCTGTTTTATGCCAAACTCATTAAATGACTGGCAAAACTTTACAAGATTTGTTTTTTTCTCTCCCTCCTTCCCTGGATATTTTTTGTTGTATATTTTTTCTAAATTAGAGACCACTCCTACTTCAGCCCGTAATTTTAATATTGGCGTTTTTTCCGAAAGGTCGAAAGCTTCGTTTTCATCTTTCTCCATCCATGTATCACTGTCTGGATTGAAATACAGGTCAGGATCATAAGAGGAGAATGTTAGGGCCGACACATCCGGCTCGTCGGTTTCCATATATGGATTATTGTAGGACTCTTTCAGTGCAGCAAAATAAAGTTTATGATACTTCTCTTCTGCTGGGATTTTAATGAGGGCTTTTAAGCCTAAATTTGAAGTGCTTTTAAATAAAGCAAATGTATATTTTGCCTTTTCTTTGCTTTCCAAAAAGGCTCTGCGATGTAGCAAAAGCTCTTCTTCGTTTTCAAACTCCATACTAATACAGACCAGGCCGCTGTGCGATATAAGTCCGGAAGAGGAGCGGTGAGAAAATTTGCCGGACAGTGCGAACGAGGTTAAATTTTTCTTTAGCTCTGCTTGCTTTATTTTATCCGGCTCCAAACGAATAGCGTTAACTATTTTCAAGTCAGCTCCAGAGCGTATTCTTTCAAGTGCAACTAACACACTTTTGTGATATGGAATAGCTGTGGGGGAAAGGTTCTTGTAAACGGTAATCGTGTGGGTCATAAATTGTTTTTGTATTATTGTTGCGTGCCCATAATTATAAGTGTTCGCCAGTTTTATAATCGCTAGATGTTTTTAATGCAAAAGCAATGGCAATAATAGCAATTTTTTCATGGTTATTATTTTATAGTATCTCCTACATTATATTTATGACATGAATCAACAAATTCCTGAGCATGGCGACCACTTCCATCATAATAAAATGTACAAAGAACAAAATTAGTATCTTGTAATGGAAATTTCGATATTACAAAAGGTTTTCCTGAATAACTTACACAACCGTAACCTATTAATACAATTGGTATTAGAATTAATTTTTTCATTTCATTTCAAGTATTTAGTTGATGATTGTTTTAGTTTAGATAATTGCTTCCATATTCATAATCAATTATAATTTTACCATTAAATACATCTTTTAACACACTTGCTTCTGCTTGGTAAAGTGGACGAGTTCTTTTGCCATCTTTATAAATTACTCTAAAAAATGGATAATTACACACCCAAGCAAGCAACCATATTTTTATTTTTTTCATCTTTGTGATTTTAGTTCATTAACGTTTAAAGGTTTTATTATGTATAGTGACTAGCAAATGTAACCTAAGAACCTTTTCAATTGTTAAGAACATTTCCATATTCCTGTCAACTTTTTGTTCCTGATTATCGTCTATTGCATCGCAAATTGCGCTTGCTATTAAAGGTAGATTAAAGACTGTGTTTTTATCTTCATTTTCAATCTGCAATAATTTGAGGGAATCACGCAATAAAATTATTGTTTCACTGCTGACTGTTGTTTTGTCTCCATCTGAATTTGTAGCAATAAAATCTATTGCCTCCCTGATTGAGTGCTTTATTTTTAATATATCCTTTGTTTTCATTGTTTAAACATCTATTTCTATTATTTCACCACAATCATGGCAAACATTGCATCTTATACTTTGTAATCTAGTATCATTATGGGAACATTCCTCCTTACCCTTACCTAATGGTAATTGCGGTTCGGGGATGGCGATATTACTCGATAACTTTTTATCATTTTCAATTGCCTCAATCATTCGTTCTTTTATTGCACCCACAAATCCTACTCTACAACAAAACGGCTTACTTTTGTCATAGGCGCACCCTTCATTCTTATCATCTTTGCAGCCTCCGTATATTCCTAGCCAATCAGCTATTTTTTCGGCTAAATCTTCTGTTGTTTCTATTTCCATCGCTCGGTATGTTTTGTTAGTGGTTATTAATTTATTATAATCGGACTTGATTTCTTTTACGAGTTGCTCCATCTGTTCAACCATAGACGTAAATCGCGAATCAGCAATTTCTTTTTCTTGGTTTGGTAAGGTTTCATCATTTGAATTTTTAAATTCAGCCTTTGCAATTTTTGATAATTTATGGATTCTGTTCATCTTTGTCAGCACCCCGTTTTCTAAATTAAATCGTTGTCCGTTGTTCATTTTTTACCTTTTTTAAAGTAAAAGCCTTATCGCTTTTAACATATTGTTCTATTAATATTTTTAACTGCCTTATGTTTTGTTTTCTCTCCCACTCTTTCTGATTTGGAAATATTACTTTTATTACTTTTCCCATTTGAATGACAATAACATTTATGGATGGAATTTGAACCGTAACAAGCGCATCCTTTTTTCATTTTAGTGGTTATTGATTTCTTGTATCGGTTGATTTGTAATACATACATTATATGGAAGGCTTAATTTCTGCTTCTTTATCAAGTTTTTTATAATAACGTATAACATACCAAAGTTTATCTTTAAAATTAACGTGTCGTAATTGTTGGATAATATCGCTGAATTTTCCCGTCGGCTCTTTATCAAATGGTAATTGGCTTATCAACAAGTCGTCATGCTTGCAATCTATTGTTTCCATAAAACAATCCATTGTTATACCTTCATCAGCATCATCATACATTTTCAATCGCATTGCTATTTCAGCACAATATTTATGAGTTTTCCAATCATAAACCTCGCCATCATGTTTATGAGTTGATTTTATGTAAATCTCACCAATATTTATTCTGGTTCCACAAAAATTACAGCTATGTTCTTTGATAGCTTTTACTTCTTTCGGGTCTGTTAATGTTTCCATTTCGTTTAATTTAAGTATTTTATCTTCTGTCAGTATCGCTCTTTTGTTTCTTTACTAGGATGGGTGGTTAACTTTTTTACTATTAACTTTCTTTTGCTTATCTGAAACCATGAAAGGTTTAGCATAATCATTTAAAATTTGTTCTGCTTTCAATTTAAAAACAGTTCCTTCCGTTACAGCCTGTATCGTTATTGCTTTAACAACATCTTCCGATAAATCAATTAGTTTTTTCATTATCCTATAAGTTTAATTTTAGAATCTATAAGGCGAATATCACCCAAGTCGTCAACGTCATTTACTATATTTTGCAATGCTTTATCACTTGCAAGCATAATTCTAACCTCCATAGTTTCCAATTGTATTTTTAAATCAGATATTTCAGCATATATCTTATTCACTTCTTGTTTTCTTTTTTCAATCATATCTAAGTATTCTTGTGGAATAATAAAAAACTCTGCCAAATCAAAAGCTGCATTGCCTTTAGAGGCAGAACCCCAAGTATTGCCAAGCCAGTCTTCTCTATAAGATTTATTTTGCCCTGCTTTTAACGCCTTTTCTAAAATAATTTTCTTTAATTCTTCATTTGATTTTATTTCAAAATCATTACTCATTACTCTGTGAAGCATATAAACATTAAGGCTGATACCTTCTGGTTTAGTGTCTTCTAATGCTTTTATTTTTAACTTAATACGTTCAGTTATTTTATCAACTAAATATTTCCTTTGCGTTGAGTTCATATTATTTCTTTATAAGGATCATCATTTATTTCTTCCTCAAGTCGTTTTAATTTTGCAAATCTTATATATGCAGTATCTTTTGGCTTTTCTCCTTTATTTTCACACTTAGCAAAGTATTTTTTTATCTCATCAATACCTGCCTCAACATCTGCTAAGTCTGAACAATTTTTTGCTATTGTATATGCTGATAGTTTCATATTTTTAAAGGTATTAGTTTATTAAATTAATTGTTCGTATTCTTGAAAAAACTCTTCAACGCTAGTTAATTGGTCTATTATCTTACCTAATTCTTTTCTGTATTTTACAGAAGTTGCATCTTCGTGCATATTTTGAAGTTGATGTAATACGCTTGATATATGTCCCATACCGTCATTGCCAATTAACAATAAATGAAGATCTTTCTTTTCTTCTCTGTTTAGTTTTGCTGCGCTCATTTTAACAAGATTTTAAGAGTTTATATTAATTTGACACTGTAAATATATAACATATATATCATATATACAACATAAAGTTTCATTTATTTTGTAACTTACTGATAATCAACATAGAAAACATTCCTCTTTATTTATTAATTTCTCCCAGCCTTTCTTCCAAGTACTCGGATTTAGGGTTAACTGATTAGTAATTCAGGGTTTTTATAAATGTTTCCGACAACTTTTAAAAGCCTACAATTCATATTATAGAAAGTGTCCGACCTATACATTGCCCACCTTAATTCTTCATCATGCCATTTTACTTCAAACATATTTCCTGCCGGCGCTTGTAAAATATCTCCTTCAAATATTTCTTTCCCATCAGCATCTTTTGAGTTTATAAATTGTCCCACGCTTTCAGGTATTACAGTTACAATACATCCATCTTCAAAAACCGCCTCTTCCCAACAATCACCGCCATATTCCCCTGTTATTATTTCGCAAACCTTCTCTCCTTCTCTTTGTGTTAATTCGGAGTAAGTCCACATATTATTAACCAAGCATCCAAATACCGTTTTTTTTGTTTCCTTGCTAATTCCTCTAAATTTTATTTCTCTGTTTTGCATATTTTTAAATTTTATTAAGTTCCTTCAATCGTTCGCCTAAAAATTCGGATTCTGACACAAAAACTCATTGAAATCCTTATAGTTTTTATATAACCCCCGTTTATCAACCACTACAATGCTATTTGTTCTTATTTTTTCTAGTGTTTCGTTCCCAGTTTTATCATTGTCTCCCCAAAACTTAATCCTTCCGTTCAACTCAACTCTGTTAATCATGGATGCTGAATTCAATACAATTACGGTTTCTTTGGGTTCACAATTAAAATAAGTAATTGCAGAAAGAAAATCCATGAACCCCTCGAAAATATTTTTCTCTTCTGTGCCAGCTATTGTTGTTATCCACTTGGGGGAAGTCGCTATTTTTAAGAACTTGTTCCTTAGTTCGTATCCACCCTTATCGTTTTTAAACCCTATTGCGTATTGTTTTTTTTTCTTGTTTTCAAAATGAACCTCCTGGCAATATTTTTTTGCCAAATCTAAATTAATTTTCCGGTCGTTGCGCAGGTAGTTTAAGAGATTATTGTTTGTTAGAGGCTTGATGTTGGTTATAAAAAATTCCGGCACAGCCTCTTCTTTAATTGAAATACACGAATAGGTCGATTCATTTAATTTGTCAATAGCGTCTTTAAATTCTATATTATCCAACAACATGACCAGTTTTATAACATCTCCCCCGAAGCCGGAACCGTAATCAAACCATGTGTTCTTTCGCTCGTTAACAGCAAACGAGGCTGTCTTTTCCTCACGTAAAGGGCTTTTAAAGAAAGAAAAGTTGTTGTTGCTTTTCTTATCTTTAGTGTAGCCTCGGTTAAGAAGATAATCGGTGCAGCTTATTGATTTTATTAGGGTTAAGTCCATAGCTGGCCAATAAGTATCCCCCGCCTTCTTGGCAACGACTGGGCCGGAGGGCAACAAGTACCCAACAGTAGAGGCGAAAAAATCGGGGGAATGAGTTTAGTTAAGTTCATGTTGTTGTATTTCGGCGGGGCGAAGGTATGGAAAAATTACATAAAACCAAAAGCTATTGCAGCCAACTCGCCAATATCGCAGAGGTCGCCATCTTGTTCCGGTTCGTCTTCGCTATATTCACCGTCTTCATCAGCATAAAACTTTGATATTTGTTCTTCAAGTTTATCCCATTTTTCGGCTTTATGTTTAAAGCCTTCGATTTGTTCTTTTGTGTAGTTCATAGTTATTTGTTTTTATTAGTTTCCTTTTTTTCGCAAACCCACAACACCCATTCATCTAAATCGAGCGTGTGAATAATCTTCTTTCGCGCATCATTTTTACTCACCGCTTTTTCCACTACGACAAATCGTTTATTGGTGTGGACGATATATGTGCGGAATAAGCTCATTTCTTTAAAAAGTTATAGTTTAATTGGATTATCAACTCTTCTGCGCCATTCAACGGAAAGGCTGTTGTCTCCCACAAATAATGATCACATTGTTCATCAGTCCATTCTGGCTTAAAGTGCTTTACGCAGTCAATATAGCTAAACTTATTATCTATTGCGTGTTGGAGGGTGAGAGGGGTTGTTGTCATTATTAAACGTTTTTAATCAATTTATTAAGTGTCCTTTCCAAATATCCTTCACTAAAATCTACCAGCAAATCAATACTCTGACCTGTGATACTATAAATTCTTTCCCCGTAAAAATAAATATCTAGCGCGCATCCGCAATCAGGCTTCACTTTCGGGTCGCCATCGTAATCGTAACGGATGTCAAATGTGAAATCTTTGTGAGCCCCGAATTTAGTACAATGATTTAAACCGAAGCGTATATTTTGTTCTGTCCAAGTTATACGTTTCATATCAATAATTTATTTGTGAGTTCCAACAGTAGATTTGACATGTTTTTTTGCTGGCTCCTCGCTTTCTTTCTGTTTTCTAGTTCTAACAGGAAGAAGCCAATCGTAAAAATCGCGAATCTCTAGTCCATCATTTTTAGCTAACTTAACCATTATCTCTTCGTCGTATCCTCCATATCCGTAAGCAGTATATTGTTTTTCTTTAAAATCGACAAAGCTCCAATCGCTATCTCTGTCGTCTGGCTCAGTAACGAATCTTATATCCCAGGTCTTCTTCACCTCCACATCCGGAGCGAACTTGATTTGCCAATAACCTTCAGGTGTTTTGTTGTATGGCTTACTGGCCCAACAAACAGGATTAATAAACTCGGCAACCTTCAATGGTCTTTTATGATCACGGATAGTGTGTGATTTGGGGGGAATGTTTGGAACTAGCCCTTTCCAGAACGCACATAAAAAAGTGCTATTTATACCTATATTGTTTTCTCTTAGCCACTCAAAATAATCATCGGATGTGTATTCAACTCCCAACTGCGTCAATATCCCTTCAACAAAGAAAGTTGGCTGACCCTTTTTTGCATGGTACGCAGGAAAGGTGCGGGAGAAAGTAGTTATTTTGCTCATTACGTTAATTTTTGACAAACATACAAATCTTTTCAATACCGTAAACTATTATTTACAATTTATTTTATTAACAAATATATGTTTAAAACTAATTTTTGCGGATATGTAAAATATTGTTTACGTTTGTGGTCTAACTTTAAAAACATAATAATGAAAACACTACAACTAGAAGATAGCAAAGCAAGAGAACTCTACAAAACAGCATCCCTTGAATTTAAAGAGCTGCTAGAAGCCAATTGGGGCAAGGATTTCTTTTCACAAAAAATAACAGATCGTATTAAAACATTTGAAGACGCTTACAATGAAGTCGGCCATCACGATAATGTAGATATTCTGTTAAAGTACAATGGAATTGATAAAGATATGCTTGGCGCTCAAGCAATGGCTAAACTTTCAATTATTGCCCGTGTGTTAAACGAGGGTTGGGAACCAGATTGGGCAGACAGTAGCCAATATAAATACTATCCTTATTTCAGCAACTATAAGTCGGGGGTCGGCTTCTCGCGCTCGGATTGCGGTGGTTGGGCCGCGGCTACGTATTGCGGCTCGCGCCTTTGCTTTAAATCATCTGAGCTAGCGACTTACGCGGGGAAACAATTTATCGACATATATAATCAATTTTTAACCACCAAATAAATATATCATGAAAAAAATAAAAACATTTGAAGGTGCTTGCAAGGCATTAAAAATTAAACCCACTTTGCCAGACTATTCGGCAATTCCAGAAAAACATCGTAAAGCTTTGTTGGCTCATTACAAACTTATCATTATTACGCAAGCCTTGAATGAAGGGTGGGAGCCTAACTGGAGCGATATTAATGAATATAAATATTTTCCGTGGTTTGAAGTTAAGGCTACCAAAGCTAAGCCGTCGGGTGTCGGCTTCTCGTACTCGTGTTACGGTGCTTGGCGCACGCTTACGTATTGCGGCTCGCGCCTTTGTTTTAAAAACAGAGAGCTTGTTATGTATGCCATTGAGCAATTTAAAAAACTATATGTTGAATATTATTTAATTAACCAATAAAAAACATGAAAAAATTTAAAACGTATGAGGAGTGCGAAATAGCAGTCGGATTAACACCTGGGACATTACCAGATGTATCAATGTTACCAGAAGAATATAAAAAATCTCAAATAGCTGATTTTAAAATAGCTATAATTTGCAAGGCGCATAATGACGGTTGGGAACCCAACTTTAATGATTATGATGAATATAAATATAATATGTGCCCTAGAATAGCTGCTACTGATGAGTGTCCATCGGGTGTCGGCTTCTCGGTCTCGGCTTGCGATTATTGGCGCACGCGTACGGGTTGCGGCTCGCGCCATTTGCTTAAATCGTCTGAATTGGCAATGTATATACAGGAACAATTTCCCGAAATATGCAAAGACCATTTTTTACTGAAATAGATTAATAAGGTTGTGCATTGGAAGAGCTGTGGTGTTCAGGTGTCAGCTTCTCGAACTCGAATTACGATAATTGGAACACGAATACGAATTGCAGCTCGCACCTATGCGGGAAAAAAATTACCAATACAGACCTTGCCTTCATGGCAAAAAACAACGATTAAAGAATAGGGTGTTAGTAACGAAAGTGAGCGCGACCTCTGATAAGCAAAGCATGAAAAGAAAAAATAATATTTACGAAAAAATTTACAGCATGGAAAATTTAATTCTTGCTGATGCGAAAGCCCGAAAAGGAAAAGCGGACCAATACGGCATTAAAGTTTTTGATAGGGATAAAGAAGGTAATTTATTAAAGCTACAACAAATGCTTATCAATAAAACTTACAAAACTTCCCCATACTCCACATTTTTAATTTATGAACCCAAAGAGAGGGAAGTGTTTCGTTTACCATATTTTCCAGATAGAATTGCTCATCATGCAATAATGAATAATTTGGAAAAGATATTTACCGACATGTTTACAACAGACACTTACAGCTGCATAAAACATAAAGGGATACATGGGGCAGCACGATCGGTTAAGGTGGCATTAAAAGATGTGGAGGGCACAACATATTGTCTTAAACTGGACATAAAGAAGTTTTATCCAAATATTGACCACGCTGTTTTAAAATCCTTATTAAGGAGAAAATTTAAAGATCAAGATTTATTATGGTTATTGGATGAAATTATTGACAGTACGAATGGTGTACCTATCGGCAACTATCTCAGTCAGTTCTTCGCAAACTTTTATCTTACCTATTTTGACCATTGGATTAAAGAAGAAAAGCGTGTAAAGCATTATTTTAGATATGCTGACGATATCGTTGTTTTCTCGGATAGTAAATTGTATTTGCACCAACTTCGTAGTGATATAGCAGACTATTTAATACAACACTTGAAACTTACCGTTAAGGATAATTATCAAGTGTTTCCGGTTGTAGCTCGCGGAGTTGATTTTGTTGGGTATGTGTTTTTTCACACGCACACGCTTCTGAGGAAAAAAATTAAACAGAGTTTTGCAAGAATGCTTGCCAACAGAAGAAACGACGCTTCAATTAATTCATACTATGGATGGGCAAAGCATTGTAATAGTAAACACTTATTAAAAAAATTATTACATGACAAAACAGTTTAAAGATTTTGGAATAGACACGGCCTCGTCTGCTTATGTTGGGAAAAGGATTGATATGGATGAAGTTTTCAATACAACTATAAAAGTTTACAAATTCAGAATTGTAGATTCAAAATACCCTAAAGACAAAGGAAGGAATAAATGCCTTCATCTTCAGATATCTATTAATGAAACATTTCACGTTTTGTTCACTGTATCAAACATACTCATAGATCAAGTGCAACAAATACCACAGGATGGATTTCCATTTGAAACTAAAATAATTAAAGACAACAAACGGTTTTCATTTTCGTAATTATGGGTGACGAACGCATATTCCCCCGCCTTCCGCATAACTGTGATGTTTTGGTTAAAAACGTACAATATCGTGTTACTTGGTGGAGTAACAGAACATACGAGTTTGCTGATAAACAAGGAAATATTAAAGTGAAAACAGAAAAAGAGGTGCAACAATTGTTGTTAGATAAAAGAATAGTCAAATTAAACAATGGTGACGCAGACAGGGTATAATAAATAATTAAAAAATCACAGTTAAAACAATTTATATTAAAGGCAAATTCCCATATCTGTACTCGTCTTCAAAATAACTGCGACGTTCAAGTGGACTACCCTTTGCCTAAAGGCGGGTGGGCTTCGTAAGTCAACACTCCCTTATTAATACAGGGCAGCTCGTTACAAGTTTGAGTATCCGTTCTAGACACATTTAAATTTTTAAGTGCGAAAATTTTAATATTTATGGCAGCATTAACATCACGATTAAGTATAGAGCCGCAACTGCAAATCCATTCGCGGTCGGATAACGATAACTCTTTGTTAATTGTGCCGCATACAGAACACGTTTTACTACTAGGCTCAAAACGACCAATTCGTAAAATATTCTTTCCGTACCATTCCGCTTTGTATTCCAGCATAGTTACAAAGGAAGCCCAGGCAACATCACCAATAGCTCCAGCGAGTTTATGGTTTGCCATCATGCCTTGTATATTCAAATCTTCTATCGCTATACTATCGTGGTTATTGATTAGTTCGCTTGAAGTTTTGTGTAAAAAATCTCTACGCTTATTAGCAATCCTTTCATGCAATACGGTCAATCTGTGTTTTGTGCGCTTTCCTTTATATTTTGAATACCTACGTTGCACGTACTTTAATTTGCTCATTGCATCACGTAAATATTTAGGATTAGCATATTCTTTGCCATCGGAGGTTACAAGAAAAGTTTTAAGACCTAAATCAATGCCTACTGTTGTTTGTTCTTTAATAGGTTGTTTTTCGGGTATCGGTGTATTTGTTTCACAAAGTATAGATGCAAAATATTTACCTGTAGATGTTTTGCTAATTGTAGCCTGCCTTATACCCCCTTTTATTGGTCGGTGAAGGTTTATTTTTATTCCCTCTTGAAACTTAGCGATAATTAATTTATCAACAATTACCTTCACGTTAACAGGAATATTAAAAGATTGTTTGCCTGATTTCTTTTTAAACTTTGGAAACCCTGCGCCTTTGAAAAAATATTTGTACGCTTTGTCTAGATTTATTATTGATTGTTGTAATGAATGAGAGCCGGCTTCTTTTAACCACAAATACTCCTTTTTTAATTCCGGTAACTGATTTATCAAATCAAAAGCTGTCAAGTTAACCTTATTGCTTTTGTATGCCGCTATCTTAGTTTCCAACGCTAAATTATACACAAATCTTACGCAACCAATATGTTTGTTGATTAACTCCGCTTGCTCAGCAGTTGGATAGATACGGTATTTATAAGTACGAAACATTAGTATAACAATATATTTACAGCGAATTAATTCTCGCCCCTCTTCACCTTAAAATTTTTCACCCTACCATCATGCCCATACGAATAGGTCCATTCATCAATCTTTCGGCACTCAACAACTTTGATTATTAGCTTTTGCTCTTTAAACCGGCTCATAACTGTTTCCAAATCCGCCTTTAACACGCTCACCCCATCAATGTTCCACTCAATCACATTCTCCAATCCCGATTTTGCCTGATCAATCTCACAATACAATTGTTTACGGACATTCTCGTACACCTTTTTTAGCACATCGGTAGAGCAATCAATCCTATTCTCTTTCCTTCCCTTTCGGTACACCATATAGTTTTGCCTGGCGAGAAAAGAAAAACAGTAACGTAGGGCCGGCTTAAATAAATCATTTTCTATAAAGTCAATGTAAATGGAATGATCAGTGTAGCCTAATTTATACCCGATTTGCCAATAAGCTTTTTTAACATCGACGTTGTAGAAGTATCTGCCATCAGGCATGCTTTCCCATAACTCATCGTTCCGACCTCTGCTGGCTCCGGTAAAATTAATATTTATAGAATATAGTTCTGGAATTGTTCGGAACCGTTTATACAACTGCTTGTTGAACCTCCCTAAAAACGCCGTGAACCTTTTGTTTGGCAGCTTACCCAAGCTAAGATTTTGCTTCTTGGCCGTAGTGCTGATCATTTTTTCATAAACGATCAGCTTTTTTCTTCCACCAGTATAGTGCTCACGAAAGGCGGTTCGGTTCCCTATTTGTGTATTTACAGACAGGTCATAACGTTCTGGTGTTTTTTCAAACCGGATAAAATGGCGTTTGGCGGGGAGTTTTACATAGTTGCTCATTCTTTCAATATCTTTAATCTGATCCATTCATAAAATTTCGTTCTATCTGGAATCACAAATCTGTCTGGAGAATTTTCTTTTCTCCACAAATCTTCTAACGGCTTCAGTTCTTTTGTCGGGTTGTTAAACAGGTCATGTATAACATCACAGTTTTGTTCTGAATATTCTTCCATTGCAGCAATAGCTTTCTCTACAAACGGCTGCCTGTGTTCTGCACTTAAAAATTCTTGTTGCAAACCATTGAAGTGGTTTAACAATATTTCTTTTGCTGTTTTCATAAGCAATACACTCCTTTTATTTTATTAATTAACAACTCGTGTCCCCCTAAAACATTATCCACTGTTTCATTTCCTGTTGGATATTTTAAGATATTAACCAATCCAACCTCAAACAAAAAGGAAGAGGCCGCTTCTTCGGTTATCTTTAATTCTGATTGTATTAACTTAACGATATTGTAATCGTCGATGTTGACTGTCAGTAATTTTATTTGCATCGCTATATTTTATAAGGTTTTATTTTTTCGGCCAACTCATTTCTTTCATCATCAGTCATCTTAGCCTTTAGTTTTATTATTTTTGAGAAAGATTTTTTAGTGTATCCGTTCCAACTTGGATGATGGTTTTCTGCTAACTCAAACTGGACTTCGTGCAGCCAAATAAAATATATAGCAAACGCCTTCTGTACCAAAGTTGGTTGAGGGATTGTTATTGTGCCACTCTTTCTATCTATCATTACAACTTTTTTAACTCCTCTTTAATTTCCTCATTAGTAAAGCCTAGCGAACGAAGTTCTTTAATGTACTCCATACGGCCTGCTAGTTTCTTGTTTTTTTCTTTTTCCAGTTCCAATTCTAACCGCAACCGTTCTATTTCACCTTGTTCTGGGCCTTGTTCTTTTACTGCTTCTTCTGCCGATGCTGTCGGTTCCTGTTGTCCTTGGACTGGTGGCGCAATAATGTTCGGAGCAGGAACATTCCCCGCATTGCTTGCATCCCAGCCGTAGTCAATTTGACTCATGTAGATTATTTCAGCAATCCATTTGCCATCAATAAACACAGGGTCTTTTGTTGTAACGGTAGCCAAATACAAATCCGGCACATATCTATCTCCTGCCGCACTAGAACTGTTACTTTGGATTTCGTTCATATAACCAACGAAGTCGGCAAATAGTTCATTATAGCTGTAATTTCCTCCTCCCCTTACCTGTTGCTTTAACGTCGATGGGAATATTTTGCTTATAAAATAAATAGACTTCGGTGTGTCAGCAATATATTTAATGTAATCCTCCAAGTTAAAGTAATCTATCTCCTGCCGCATTTCGGGTGGAAGCTGCGGTGCCGTTTCTTTTTTTGCTTTCTTCTCTCGCGTCTTGTCAAGTATGTTTTTAACATTTACCTTTTCGCCGGCATCACGTATCTGCGCTAATACTAACCGTGCATCAGATAAAGCAGATGTATAATTAGGGTAACGTGATTTGTATTGCTTTTGCAACCTACGCGCGATGAACCGGACGCCTTTTTTTGGGCGGCGGGCGCGTGGCTTACTAATACGCTTTTTTACTTTTTTCTTTTTGCTCATAATGTTCTATTCTTTTAACCTAACTATAAAACTATTGAACCCCATCGCAATATATGTTTTTTCTGTTAACGACAAGCATCTTACTTCAAAAATATCGTCTTTGCAAAACTTGTTTTCGAGCATCGTTTTTAAGTAGCTTTCAGCCACAGGATGCGTGCCGCTTCCATCTCTGTTTATTTGGCTGATAAAAATAAGTTCATGCGCTTTCTTTTGTAGTGTCATTTCTTTTTATTTTTTCTCCTTAGTCTTCTTTTTTCCTTGCCGCTTAAAACTATACCGCTATCTATTTGGTAAGGGTTAGTAATGAATAACTCTGGACTGTCATTAAAAGGATTTTGCTTTTCATTCTCAATGATCACTACAGCTTTTTCTCTAGCACATGTCCTGGCCATCTCGTGTATAGCAACAGTTCCTATTTCTATAATTCTATCTTTCATGGTATTCAACGGTGTCAAAAAAAATACCTTCTTTTATAACTTTTCTGTATTTTTCAGGGTTTTTATGGTAGGATTTCCTGCTTCTTTCCTTTGCTGAAGATATGGCTCCAAAGAGAAATCCATACACCAATAACAACCCAAGTATTGCAAATGGATAATAAAATCCAACTATAAACTTGTGTTGAGGCTCCTTGTTAAGGTGCTTACGCCAATCGTCGTTAAACGATTTAAACTCATTGTATGTTGGAAAGATGCCTTTCATATTGTTGCTATAATATTTTTAAACTCCTCTAATGATGTTATTATATAATAAGGGAACCCTATATTTTCAATGTGGCCCTGAAATTTTATTTGCGCATCCGATTGCCCATGATTTTTCTTTTTTGCGTATGCTTCAGGGGTTTTCAGCTCTACAAATATAACTTTTCCATAATGTATAACAAGTAAATCACTCGCCCCCGCATATTCACCAGCCGCTATCGACATCATCGCGTTAACCTTGTTCCTTTCTCCTCCGTTGGGGATAGCTAAGATTAGGCAGCGTGGAGAATGATGAGCGAGGCAATAGGTGTTGTTGTAAAATTTCACAATACACGCCTGCACAGCTTGCTCTGACATTATTTTAATTTCCATGAATAACCTCCAGTAGTTTTTCTTCTTCCATTAATACATTGCCAAATATTTCCATAGCTAAGCTTTAACACTACACTTGCTTCCTTTTTTGATGCCCACTCTTTTATAAAAACCCCATCTTTAAACTGAAGAACAGGTTTAGAGAAGGCTTTCCTTAGCTTTTCGCTCCTAATAGGAGACTTGTAATCTATGTGCATCCAATTTTTATTCCCTATAGCGGCTTCGCTCATCTTTTTTCTTGATTCATCAGAATGAAGCCTTCCAGTAGAAGCGAGTCTGATTTTTTCTCTTGTTTCAGCAGATGGAACAACCCCTGTGTTTCTTTTTTTTATTAATTGTATATGCTCTGGCGACAGTTTCTTTCCTCTATGAGCATCCCCTAGCTTTTTTCTGGTTTCTTCGGAAACAAATCTACCTTTTGGGTATCCGCTTTTAGCTAATCTTCCATTAACCATATTTTGTATTTGCTCTGGCGTCCTTTTTAATCCTTTTGGAGACTGAGCTATTTTATGTATATTAAACCACGGGTTAAGTACATCTATATAATGCTGCTCTCTTGGTATTAATTCTTCATCGGTCAAATCCTTTTCTATAAAGGAAAACAGCAAGTCGTCGTATCCGTATTTGTTAACATGGTGTTGTAATTTAGGGTTATTATGCGTGCCCTTTTTTAAGTGATGAGAATGCTGGGCTCTTCTAGGACAAAAGTAGGTAGCGCTACCAATATAAAACTTCCCAGTTAAAATAGATTCTATT